ACGGCGATTAACTCCATAAGAATGAACCCAGCGACATACCATGCTTTGTTTACCCCTTCCGAAAATCCTTCCCCCCGCTTTATCTTTTCGACTATGGGATCAAGCGCCTTCAGCTTGTCGTCTACGGCTATAGCGCGGGTATCGTCTTTTGTCTGTTTTTCCCGAAGGGAATCGATCATGGCTCGATGATCGTCAAGGGTCTTTTCAATTCTGGTCCCCATAGCTTCGATTTTTCTTTCATGGTCGTTCGTGATCCGTTCGATCTTTTCATTGAAGAATTCCCGGTCCCGTTTGTTTTCATCGAATAATTGATTCAGGGACGTCTTCATCCCCTGGATAAGCTGTTGCTGATTTTCGGTTTTTTCGATAGTTCGTTCGAATCGGATGATAACAGCCTGGAATTCATGGACCGCCTGATTCATCATCTTGTTCGTATGTTCATCCCGCGCATATGCCCCGTCGACGTCTTTTTCAACACGGTTTATCCGGGATTTCATTTCTTCATGGGCTTCTTTGTTGTTTTCGATGTGTTGTGTCACAACGCTTCGAAGGGATTGAACCTGTGAATCGGTGTGACCGTTGATATCCCGCTTCATCCCGTCAAGATAAGCCTTCAGATCGACTTCCATTTCCATCCCCGATTTGCCCCTTTCGCCGCGTCTTTTTATGCTGGGCGGTTTTAATTTGAGTATAACGGGGGATGAATAGAAAAAAAAGTATATTTAATGTCAGGATATAAAAAAACCCGCCCAGGCCGAAACACTGTGACGGGCAAAACATAGCGGGGATCGGACTTGAACCGACGATCTCCGGCTTATGAGGCCGGCGGGATACCATCTTCCCCACCCCACAGATATATTCTACATCGATTCCGCCGCAGATGTCAAAACAAAAGCGGCTTCCTGAATAGCGGATTTCGCTTCCGGGGATTCGACGAAATTCAGCTTCGAAAGAAGATCGGTCGCGTAACTGACCAGCTTTTCCTTTTCCGGGGCCATCGCCGCCCGTTTCGCTTCTTCGGCTTTCCGCTGGGCTTCTTCCTGACGCCGACGTTCTTCTGCCGCTTTTTCTTCATCAGCTTTCCGTTTTGCTTCAGCGGCTTCTTCCCGGGCTTTCCGGGCTTCAGCTTCGGCGGCGGCGGCTTTGGCTTCAGCGGCTTCGCGTTCCTTTCGGGCTTTTTCTTCGGCGATTTTCTGGGCGGCGTCGTGTTCTTCGGCCTCTTTCCTCAGTCTTTCGTTTTCGTCCTGAATTCGCGCCTGTTCGATCTGATACAGTCGATTCTTTTCGATCATTTCTTCGTGAAGCGATTCGAATTCTTTATCAGATGTTTCATCGGTCAGAAGTTCCAGCGCTCCGAACTGGGCGAACGGGGCCAGCTTCAGCCGTCGTTCGGTGAACAGTTTTTCCTTCTTTTCCCGGGCGATCCGGTCTTCTTCCGCTTTACGTTCAGCGACCTTCAGATTTTCCCAGTTCGTCCGGGTCCCGGTCAGGAAGTTATTCCAGACAGCTTCATCCATGCCGGACAGGTCCATCGAAGAACCGTCGAAATCGTATTTTGACAGCTCCGCTTCCCGGTCTTCCTGAAGTTTCTTCAGCCGTTCTTCTTCAATCCGCTGATAGTACAGTTCGACATCCTTCAGGCTGTTTTCCTTATCGGCGACAGCCCATTTCAGGATATTCGCGGTTCCGTCAATGGCCTTTCCGGCGCGCAGGTATTCTTCCTTCATTTCCTTCCGGCGCTTGTCGGCTTCGATCCTGATCTTCGCGATGTCCAGACGAAGACGTTTCGCCTTCGCCGATTTTTCTTCGGACTGTTCCATTCCCATGACTTCGTCATAGGCCGCTTCGAACTGATCCAGCATGTCCGCCATAGGCTGAAACACCGATCTGATCTGTTCGGCTTTGCTTTTTTCAATTCCCTTCAATTCGGTCGTCAATGCGAGTTCTGACATAGACCCTCCTGTTCTTTGGTAAAAAGAACTATAGTCCTACTGGACTATTGTGTCAAGCTGGACTATACTGAATCTACCAGTGAACAGGAGGAAATATGAATGTTCAACACATTAACCCGACGACGACAATCATCGAAGGGATGTCGAATGATATGTATCATTCACAGGAAGACGCCGAAGTCCCCCGGCTTTCATATTCAACAGCGAAGACAATAATTCAGAAATCCCCGCTTCATGCGTGGAATGATCATCCTCGTGGCGGGAACGCCCGGAAGGAATCTTCCGCGTCAATGGACATGGGATCAATTATTCACGGGCTTCTTCTGGGGCATGGCGATGAAATTGTCGAAATCGACGCAGATTCTTTCCGGACAAAACTGGCGAAAGAACTTCGCGACGAAGCGAACGCCGCCGGGAAAATACCCATTCTGAAGTCGAAGATGGATGATATCCGAATCCTGGAAGAATCTGTCAAGTCCCAACTCCGGGATATATACCCCCGGTTTTTCGAATCTCATTTTTCAGAATTGACCGTATACTGGGAAGCCGACAACGGCGTGAAATGTCAATCGCGATGGGACTGGATCGCCCCGGAAGACGGCCTGATCATCGATGTGAAATCCACGGCGGACGCCAGTCCTGAAAAATGCGAACGGAAAATTCTGGACATGGGATATCACATCCAGCAATTCATGTATACCCGGGCCGCTGAAAAGGCGTGGCCGGCGATGGCTGGGCGATTCGAATATCGTTTTCTGTTTATCGAAACCGAACCGCCCTATGCGATAAACATCGCCGAAGCCGATTCGATGTTTTATGAACTGGGATCACTTCAGGCATATCGGGCCGCGGAACAATGGCGGATCGGTCTTGAAACCGGTAAATGGAAAGGATACGGGGAAACATTTTTGTACTGTCCGGCCTGGGCAATGACAAAAGAAGGGTTAAATCAATGAACGAAAACACAAGGAAATTCGATATTAAACCGGCGGTTCGGTCGGCTGTTCCGCTTTTGATCGGGCTGTTCGGTCCGTCCGGCGGAGGAAAGACGTTCACGGCGCTTCGACTGTCGACCGGGATTCAACAGGTATTCCCGGGACCGATTGTTCTGATCGATACCGAAAACGGCCGCGGCCTTCATTACGCGGATCAATTCAATTATGAGTACGTCAAATTTGATCCCCCTTTCGGATCGATGGACTATCTTCAGGCCCTACAGTTCGCCGCCAGTAAAAAACCTGCGGTAATCATCGTGGATTCGATGTCCCATGAACACGAAGGTCCGGGCGGTCTTCTGGATTATCATGAACAGGTTCTGGATCGCATTGCCGGGAACGATTACAAAAAGCGGGAACGGGTCAAAATGCTGGCATGGTCTGAACCGAAACAGGCGCGTCGCCGGCTCCTGAACGGGCTTCTTCAGATACCGACGAATTTTATCTTCTGTTTCCGGGCGAAGGAATCCAGCAAGCCGGTGAAGAATCCGAAAACCGGGAAAATGGAAGTCGAAAACTTCGGATTTGAACCTATCTGTGGCGACGAATTCGCCTTCGAAATGACCGTGAACTGTCTTCTTCCTCCCCATGCGAATGGTGTCCCCGTCTGGGAATCAGACCGTCCCGGGGAAAGGATGATGATGAAACTTCCCGAACAGTTTAAGGGAATATTTAATCAGCCGGGGATTCAGCTGGATGAACGAATCGGTCATATACTGGCGTCCTGGGCGCAAGGAAATACAGGGAATCAGCCTCGATCCGCGAAAAATCACCATGATCCGAACGATCGTGAACCACAGTATAACGGTGAAATAAATCCGGTACTTCCCGGGGAAATGATCGAAATGATTTATAACTCCGAAGAAGTACCTGAAAAAAAACTGATCCTTGAATGGGCGCTGGTACAGAATGAAGAAATCCAGAATCATGTCGCCGACATCATTCTTCGGTCTGAAGAATACGACAACAGCCCGGAAGGTCGCGCTGAAAAGATGAAGGATTATCTTCGGATATATATCCTTCATCCCCGGGTCCGCGGTCATAAGCTGGACGACGGTCGATATCTGGCGGCCGCCTTCGACCAGTCAATCAAAACGGAAACCGATATCCGAAAGCTGTGGAAGGCTGTCCAGTATGGATATTCGGTCATAGGGGGAAAATGATGTCCGAACCGATCACCGAAAAGGAATTCGAAACGATCAAAATCATCGAAGAATTCGGGCCGTACATTTCACAGCGTGAAGTCGCCGAAAAGCTGGAAATTTCCCGGACCGCCGCCCAGCACCGGATCGAACAGCTGGAACGGAAGGGATGGATCAGACGGGAAATTCTGTCATCCCCCGGGGGAAGAAAGGAACCGCGAAAGGGACACAAACTGATCATCATCGGGGCCGCGGATGAATCGAACGACTGAAGCCTATGACAAATTCACCGATGCGTTCGGATTCATTGTTCCGCTGACAGTCCAGATCGGGATGGTAACGGTTTCTTTGATCGGGATCGCGCTGAATCCCCTTCTGGCGGTCGGGTATTCCGGGCTCGGTATCGGCGCGGTTCTATTCGCTCCCCGTGCATTCAAAAAGGGGTTGATTGCGGCGATGAACCGGGAAATATTCGACGCGATTCGATATTTCGTGAACTGGTCGCTTCTAGCGGGATTCTCCATATTCATCGGTATTTCGTTTTCCCTGGCCGGGACATCTTCCCAGACCGAAGTTTCTGATATCGTGATCACCATTGAATCCGACAGTCAGCCGGGGGGATTGCTGTATGAACTGGAACAGGACAAAAAAGCGGCCGAAGCATTGATCCCGGGGATGAAGGATGAATTTGATCAGTCGTTCAATCTGGAAACAACCATGTCAATCCAGAACAGGATGGACGCGAACGATCAGGAAATCAGGCGTCTTCAGTCGGAAATCGAAACCCGAAGAAATTCCATCATTAGCGGTGAAGCTACCAGACAGGCGCGAAGCCTTGTTCAGTCGACCGGTTCCGAATCTGTCTTTCGGGCGATCCCTGACGCTGTATCCGGCGGGAAAACTATCCCCTTGATCTTCTGGTCTGTCCTGATGATCGGAACTGAACTGATGATAATCAACAGCCTGACGATCCAGTCACAGGCGCGAGAAAGGCCACAGACGGGACTTTCGCGGGAAGTCGACAACCTTGTCCACTACCACGAAGAACCCCTGAAATCGGGCGGGTCTGGCCCTGATGGTGAAGAATCTGCCGCTATTACTGCGGATGATATCCGAAACTATGCGAATGTCCGATATGAATCTGACTCCTGGGACCGGCCGCTTCTGCGTCCCCATCAGTCAATCGAAGCCCTTTCGACCATGGGAGTTTCGGAAAGGAAGTACAACCGGATCACCGATCTGGCAATGGGGAAGGACTTGTTTCGGACGAAAGACATGGACACATATCCCGCGCCGTTTATCAGCCGGGAAACATTTATTTCACAGATACAGGAGGAACAATGATCAAAATGGTCAGAAAGAACCGTCGGTTCAAAGTCAGCGATTATGAAATCGAACTGACGGCCGGAGGCGGTGTGTATCAGATTCTTTCGAACGGTGAATATCGCCGTCGGAGACTGTTGAAAACAGAAAAGCGGAACGATCAGACATTCTACTATTTCAAGATGGTGGACGGTAAAGTTATCGAATTTTTCCGAACGACGGCCGGCGTTCTGTCGGCATCGGTATACAAGGGGGAAGTGTGAGTCGAAAAGTAGGCGACCTGACCGTGAAGGTCGGGGAATATCAGAAAGAAGGCCAGACGAAAGGCCGGTATGAAAATATCGGAGTTGTAATGGAAGACGATAGCGGGCGGGAATTCATCCTGTTAAAACGGACGTTTAACCCCGCTGGAGTCCCAGGAAGCGGAGACCGGGATAGTATTGTGGTGTCAATTTTTAATAATGATGGTCCCGGGCAGAATCAGGGCGGACATGATAAACCGCAAGCCCACTATTCATACAACGGCGGTCAATCTGGATATGGCGGCGGCGGATACCAGAACCAGAATTCCGGCGGATACGGCGGAAACCAGCGACAACAGGGACCGCCCCAGGGACAGCAAAATATGAACTATGGCGGCGGGAATTATCAGAATCAGGCAAAGGGCGGATTCAAAGATGATGATCCTTATGATGATCAAATTCCCTTTTGATTTTTGACATTCCGTTATAGCGGATATATAATTCTGACATGAAATGCAAAAAATGCGGAATTGAAAAACAGGAATCAGATTTTTATAAGAATGATCGAACCTGTAAAGAATGCCGGAAAGCAATGGTCCGGGAAAATCGGGCGAAGAACATCGATTATTATCGTGAATATGATCGGCTACGCGCGAACAACCTGGACCGCATTCAGGCCCGAAAGGAATACCAGCGTAAAAATCCAGAACGGATAAATCGAATAAAATCAGAATGGAGGAAACGAAATCGGGAAAAATCACGCGCTCATAGACTTGTGTATTATTACATCAAGAAAGGGGATTTGACTCCGAAGCCCTGTGAGAAATGCGGAAATTCGAAAACCGAAGCCCATCATGAAGATTATTCAAAGCCGCTTGATATTATCTGGCTGTGTGATTCATGTCATAAAGAATTACATAATCATAAACGCGAAAAGGAAAGATTATGAGAATCGAACTTAATGTCCATGGGACCCCGAAGCCCCAGCCCCGACAGCGACACGCGGCCCGGAAGGGGAAAAACGGGAAAGTGTTCGTTCAGAACTATACCCCGAAAGACGCCCCGGTCCAGGACTGGAAATCGGCAATCAGACAAAGGGCGATATTCGATGAAGTCGCATTCAAACGGATATCCGGTCCGATCAGTCTGTCGGTCATGTTCTTTATGCCGATCCCGAAATCGCTTCAGAAGAAAGTCAGCGAACTGGACCCGCATATCAAGGTTCCGGATACCGACAATCTGGCGAAGGCGGTTATGGATGCACTGACCGACTGCGGCGTATGGGAAGACGATAAACAAGTCTATCGGTCTTCATTTTCAAAAGTTTATAGCTCCGATCCCGGGGCGAAAATAATCATCGAATGCCAGGAGGGAACATGAACGGCATAATTGACAGATTGCTAACCACAGCAAACGAAAATCTTCAGAATTTCAAGTTTATTCTTGAAACCGAAGAAAGCGGCCGGAAAATTGCCCGTACACAGGGTAAAGTCGCTGGACACAAGGAATTTCTGAGTCTGTTATTTTAGGAATTTGGAATAAAACACTGGGAAGAAGACGGAGTGAAACCAGATGAACTTCGTGATATGACTCCTGATCAGGTTTTCGCTCTGGAAGATGATATCAAAATCCTGAAGGCTGATTCCCGGTGGAGCGCGGTTCTCGCAACGCTGGACGAAAAAGTCGAAGAAATGAAACACCATCTTCTGTTCGAAGCCGATAAATCCCGCGATCTTGATCTGATGCAAGGGAAACAAAAGGGTCTTCATTATTTTCAAGGCGTTTTCAATAACTTTGAATCATTCGCCGAAAAACTTCGCGAAGATGCGAAGAAGGAAAAGGAAAAGGAAGATAACGCGCTTTTCAATCAGGACGAATTATAAAAAAAGCCCCGGCGGAACTGGGAAGTATCCGTCGGGGCAATACCAGGAACAGGCGGCTGTGAAGATCAGCCGCTTTTATTTTACTTCCGGTTTCACAGGCCAGTCAATAGTTTTCGGGAATCCCTTCTGACTGGGAACATCGCGAAGTGCCTGACGATACGATTCAAATTCCGCCTTGTTCGTCGCCGGATAATCCGGCATCATGACGAAATCAGTCTGGAACAGAAGGCTGTCGCGCTTCTGTTTTGCCCGACGGGAAAGAACTTCATCGTCGACTTCCCATTTTGAACCGGTCCATTTCGATTCATAGTCTTCCCGAACGACGGCGGTCATCGTGTCATCGGGTTCCTGTCCGATCTGGAATTTGATCTTCTGTCCAGTTTCCTTGTCCCAAAAATCTTTTTCCCGATAATCGGATTTTACTTCATACCCGACACCGGAAAAAACGACCGTTTCATTTTCACCGGGGGAAAGTATCCCCTTTACGATTATTTCTTCTTTCGTCAGAAGTCGACCAGATTCATCGATCTGATCGACAGGAGTCCCGACCATTCCCGTAAAAGATTCAACAGCCCGAAGATCGCGGTTCTTATCCTTCGGAAGAACCTTTGAAGAAAAATGACCGATAATTTTTCCGTCTTTGATTTCGATATATTGCATTATGCTGTCCTTCGCCATTTTCTGACTGTTCTGTTTATTGCCCGTGTTTCGGTTCCTGTTCGTGCGCCGGGGGAGTTTGCTGAGTTGAAGTCAAGCAATGCGGCGGCTGTGTTTCCGGTTGTGTTTGCGCTGTCGTTGCTGCTGCCGTCGCCGTCGCTATCAGAAAACGCCCCAACACCCGCAGATCCCGTCCGTTCGCGGCCAAGGTTCCATGAGCCTGTAATCTGTTGCATCTGGTCCAGCTGTTCCCCAGATTCGAAAGCTGAAGCGTCTCCACCTTCAAACCGGATAAAGTCTCCGGCCAATTCGCTTGAAACATTCGACCATGTTCCAGGAAATCCAAGCGTCGCCGGATCGGAATCACCTGGAAATTGAATATAGGTCGACCCGACCGGATAGACACCAGATTTTCCGAAAAGATATTCCCAGTTCGTCCCGATGGTAAGGGAAGGCTGATTCCCTTGATTCGGTGTCGGATCGGCTCCTGTCAGGGAAATATAAACGTCCCCCCCTTCCTGGACGATGGACACATCCGCATAATAATCGGTATCAGTATCCCATTCGGGAATTCCCGACTGGAACAGATACGCCAGCTGTCGAGTTGTCAGGTAAAACAGCGAATTCAGGTCTTCGGAGTACGGAAGACGGCTTGTCCCCTGGTCCGAAGTGATCGAAAAATATCCCTGAAGATATTCGGTCAGCGACTGAATTGTTGCGATGTCCTTCGAAGTCGAAGCGGACCCGGCCGCCTTCGAACCGATCTGTCCGAATTCACCGGCCCCGCCAGTTTCGCCGAATACCTTCTGAATCGCCCTTGTCAATATGGACATTGTTCCCCCTTAATAGGTCAATGATGATCCGAATGTGTCCTGACTGTACAGGTTCGATCCGGTCAAAAATGTCGGAATTTCAGTCGCCGAATAGTTAAGCGACCCCATTATATTTTCAATATCTGATACGAAACTGATGTTCAGTCCGACCGACGCCGGCTTCGGAAGCGCCATCTGTGCGACAGATATTTCGACAATCCGCTGAAGATCAGTATCAAAAATATAACTTATCGTCATGTTTTTTTCATCGGTGAAAATAACCGAATCACCGAAAAACTGATCCAGAAGATCATCGATTTCACCCACAGAATGATTGCTGTTATTCTGAAGAATCTTCATCTGAATGATCAGAAGAAGTTCCTGATCGGTCAATGATAGCGCGGACTGTTCGTCGGTTTCATAAGTCAATATCTGCGCGTCCGGCGGATCGGTTTCTGAATAATCAATCGATCCGACAATGTCGACATATGGCGTCGGTTCATTGTAATCTACACCACCGAAAAAGATTCGGGAAAAATCTATCCCCGTGATAACTCTTTCTGCCCCGACATATTTCGCGATGACATTCAGCTGTACACCCTGGGCTGTGTTCCCCAGGGAATCATCGATATTATAGGCAGATTCAACAGCTTTGATCAGTTCGAAAATGATTTCCTGTTCCATCAGCGTCTGAACATGGGCTTCAGCCTTCGCCTTGTTCTTGTACTGGATGATCAGAAGATTTACATAATATTCGACCAGTTCAGCATTCGTCATATGATAGTGATCCTTGAAACGTCGTTCACGAATCTGTTCTGAGGACTGGAAACCGAAACTACTTCGGTATAAGTGATATCGTCAGTCGATAATTGCATTCCTGTTACCCGATATTTTGAATTGATATTTTTCACGAAATCGACGACGTCATCAGCTCCGGCGTCGCCGCCGATATCCCAGATTATCCCGCTTACGATCTGATCTTTCAGATTGTCTTCGTCGATGAATCCACCCCCGATCAGTTGTATCGAAAATCGAATATACAGGTCTTCGTTTCCTGGTCTGTCGAAGTTCACTTCGTAGGTCGATCCATTCGGCCTGTCAATGTCGACAGATTCCGATCCGCGCATTCCTGCGCCGGCCGACTTTTTTCGATATATGACTTCACCGATTTCTGTGTCATCTCCACCTTCGACTATCGCCCATATATAATGGGCCGGCGTTCCGTCGGCGTCAGTCACGTTCGTGTTGTTCTCATAGACCCGGGCAACGGTCACGCCGGCAAGGTTCGCCAGTGCCGCTTCGATTCCGTCAAGAAATCCGATTGAAGGAAGAGCGACAGAAGACCGCCGTCGGACTTTCAGCTGGGCGTCGGTTTCTTCGTCCTGTCCTCTGACTGTCGCGCCGGACGGATTATTAACACCGGTAACACCGGCGACAATGGTCACGGGGGTCGTGATTGTGTTCAGCTGTACTTCGACCTGTCCTATTTCTGCGGCCCGGAATGTCAGGCTGTTTGTACCGGCCCCGCCGATCGAAACGGATGAAAGAAGATAGTACAGCGTTCCCGCGTCATCTTTGACAGTATACAGGTTCGACACCGTCGGATTCAGTTCGTCGCTTTGCGAATCCAGCCCGACCAGATTAACAGCGCGGTCTGTTGTGATATCGATCGGCGTCTGGGTATATGTTCCGCCGTTCCGCGTGATCCCGTTGATCGCGACCCGCTGATCCAGAATCCGGCCCTGTGCCTGATCAGGATCGAAGTTCGCATTCAGTTGCTGAAGAAGCTCCCGAAGATCGACGCCCCCCTGGGCAAAAATATTGACCTGTTGTCCGTCAGGTGAATTCTGGTCGACATTTATGTCGTCCCCGTAAATTTCTTTCAGTGAATCGATCTGTTCGGTCCGAAGTTCGGTAAGTGACTTTGTTTGTAGTCCGGTGAAATCAATTGAATCAGGCATTTATTCCCCTTAATCTTCCACAATGTGACCGATCGCAACGATTTTAAGCCCTAATAGATCAGTCAGATCATCCTGAACTATCGCTTCGATCCCGTCGTCAATGTCCAGCCGTATAGCGACCCCGCGATTTTGCTGACCGGCCAATGCAATGGTAAACGAAAAACCACGGTCAGCACCATTATCAAACAGATGCACATCGCCGAGCAACGTAATATCGGCATTGTTCTTGAAATTTCCGTAGTTTTCAAATGTGCCGTCTGCCCTCGCCACCCTCAAGATAAGCCCGTTTTCTATCCCATCGGTTATATCTCCGAAATCAGTCAATACTGGCGTGGTGTTTGTGACAAGAATTCCATGAATGCGAGTAATGTCAATTCGGAATGGATAATCGAACGTTCCCGACGGCCCGCGAACCCTGAATATAACCGGCGTTATGCTTCCATCGATATTCATGTTCGTGGGAGTCTCGAATATTTCGAATCCAACCTGTGCTTCAATGTCAAGCCTTTTGTCCAGGACCAGAGAAACGCCAGCGTTTATTCCCGTTACTTGATAGAAACCCACATACGATGGTCCTAACAGGACGACGACTGACCCGACGGAAAAGCCGGTTGTCGATGCTACATTAAGCACCCGCTGATCTATAGCCGATATCGCATCAACCGTAGTCGCCCCAACGCCTCCGTCAGAAAATGGAATGACCAGGCTTCTGGACGTTTGATCTCCGATGATAACGTCGATATTTTGACCGCCATCGGAAACAGCAAGCGCCTTTTTTCCGTTTTGTAATGTGACATAAGCATCCTTTAACGATCCCAGTTCTTCAGCCATCTTCTATACCTCAAAAGTCGCGGCCCCGTAGATTGTCTGTACGGAAACCTGTGCCGTGAATCCGCGTCCTTCTTCGTCAATGGTAGACTCATAGCTAGTAATTTGCAAGATTCCTTCTGATTGAAGTATAACCCGCTTCACATCGCTGTCCAAAAATACCTTCGTTCCGATGTTAAGAAAATTATTATAATCGACCCCTTCGGCTGTCGCGAAAAAACAGTCACCCCGCCATGATCGAAGACGGGTCTTCACGTTCAGAACAAGCGCGTCCATCTTCCTCGTGAATGAAGCCTTTCCCTTCCCGAAGGTCCAGTCGTTGTTTGTATCAAGCGCCCTGTGAATCATCCGATTTTTACCTCACTACTTCCGCCGCTGATCTTCCCGGACAATGATGTCGGGACCGTGGGAACACTTCCCGGGGCAAGCGCATTGATCGCCGCCGATACTGTTGTGACCCATGTCCAGAATATAGCATCTTCCGACGATACGCTGGAAATAGGGTCATCGGTTCGCGCCGCCGGCTTTTCCGATCCTGGGCCTGACTTCCCCAGAATCCGGACATGCTCGCCGTCCATATCCCGGGCTGATGTCGAAGGGGATATCCCGACAAGTGCGATCCCGTCGGAAAGACTGTGTTTCCGCGTATCGGCCGGTTCGGTGACATTCGCCGAATTCCACCATATATCGATATTACGATCATTAAACAGGATCAGGCAAAAATCCCCGGCTTTTATCGGGATATCAATATAGCTGTTCCCTCCTGACAGAACAAAATAGGGACAGTCGACCAGAACGGGATAATTTATCGTCGATCCGTTCGGGATTCGCCGTTTGACCTGGATCGCAATTTCACAAGTCTGATTGTCGTTTACTTTTTCAATCTGTCCTATCTGAACGCAATTGATAAGGGCCAGCGTTGAATCCTGATATTCCTTCAGGACGTTTTCCAGATTCGGGGGGATCACAGTCTGATTCATGATATCTCCTGAAGTCCGTTCGCGCCGAAGTACAGCTGAATATTTGTTTCGGCGTTCCCTCCGTCGGCCCCGGATATTTCTACGTCATGGGAAAATCCCATGATTTTATACTGACCATTGAATCGTTCTTCAATGGACCTGATTTCATATACTCTCCCTACCTGAAGCTGTGGCTGGAAAAGACATTTCACATCCAGAAACGTTTCCCGTCGCTTCGGAGTCGCCAGAAGATCGGTCGGGTCCAGAAGAACAACATCGCCGGAAATAACTTCATCGTCCGAAAGGATGTTCACAGTTTCATTATCGATGAAGAACTGACCATTCGATTCGCGGTTCAAAACTTCGGAAGACTGCCCCAGAAGAACACGACCCCGGGGCGATGATCCTTCCCCTGATCCACCGACAAGGCCGGCGATCGCGTTCGGCATATCGTTGATCACAGAAGAAAATATATCAGCGTTCGATGTCCCCGCCGCGACTGTCTGGGCCGTGTATCCGTTTTGAATCGCGTCCATACCGTCATAAGCGTCGATATCCGTAATCCATTCGGTTTTTTCCTTATAGGAAAACGCTTCATAAATGTTTCCCTGGAAAACAGTGTGAAGGCGATTATTGTATCCGGCCTGAAGTAAAACCCGCCAGTATTCTGTCGTCGAATATCGGTCTTTGAATATCTGGTTCCGCGTGGGCTTCCCCAGATTTATAATTGTGATTTTTGCTTTGTTCGCCGATGCCAGAGTGTTCCGCGTTATATTGAACCGGATCGTGAACGGCGGTTCGATGGTAAGCTGTTTTCCCGCCGGCGTGAAAATGTCGAGTCTGTAGGTTCTTTGCCATTTCCCGAACATTTAGTCATTCCTTTGGCTGATATAGAAATTCTGAACCTGTGTCACTTCTTCGGGAGTCAGGACCGACATTCGAACCCGTCCGGAAATGAAGTCATTTATCAGGAACGGTTCCCCGCCATCAGATACTTCGACAGCGATCCCGAAGGGAATAATCGCTTCGTACTGACAGAGAAGGTTCAGCCCATTATATACCCGCTGTCCGTTCAGCTGGAAATCCTGATAGGTAATATCCATTTTCCACTGTTGCGACGCCGTGAGATAGTACAGAACGATTTCGATAAAATCACCATTCGAAATCGATGTCTGCAGCCGCTGTCTTCCTGTCGCCCGTATTCCTGTCAGTGTTTTCATTATTGACCCCCGAAGACCTGGAACAGAAATGAAGAATCCCGTTCTTCCCCCTGAACAATTCCCTGATCCTGTTCGTCTGCCGCCTGTACTTCTTCCCGAGCTTCGAATTGACTTCGGTCGTATTCGACGACTTTGACTTCTGACACGCGGATTTCCTTCAGCTGAATCTGGATGTCCGTCAGTTCTTTTGTCTGGTCGTCCTGGGTAAATCCCAGGGACATGATCATCAGATTGTCAAAATATTTCCATGGAGTTTGAAGCGACAGAAGCGAATCCGACCTGAACAGGGCTTCCAGCTTCTTATATGCCGCCTGTTGAGCCGTCTGTTCCGGCCCTTCGCCTTCAAAAGCCACGACAAGATTCTGGGTTTTCTGAACCGTTGTATCAATGGCTGACGCCGCGTTCCTGACCTGAGAAACGGCGTTCTGGGCGATCTGTACCGCCCCGGGAGTAAAGTCCCCAGCGTATGCTTCGACAGTTTCCAGCCGGTTCTGAATGTCCTGTGTCGCCCGTTCTGCGGCATTTCCGCCACGGAATACCAGTTCCCCGACGAAACCGCTGATCGATATCTGGGCCGGTTTTATCGTTTTATGATCGTGAAGGAATGAATTGTTTTCCGTGAAGTGATCGGTGATATCAGCTGTCAAAGTCAGAGTTTCCCCGGACGGTACATCGAACAGAAACCCGGACAGCCCTTTCTGACCCTGTGGCGCCAAAAGAACATTCGCCCGGGAATCCAGATAGCTTTGAGAATCTACCGACCCGATATTCGGCTGTTGTCGTAATTCATTGAAACTCATTGATCCCGCCCTGTTTGAGCCGAAGCCGCGTTCAGCTGGCCCTGTAGATAACTGTTTACATACTGGGCCGTCTGTTGAGGATCGCCAGCCCCGTTCACATTTATTTCAGCGTTTACTGTCGTAGTCTGATTGCTATTATTATTCCGGGCAAATAGACCGGTTCCGAACAGTCCGCCGCGTTCCTCCCGTCGGGCCTGAACGTTCGCTTTTGCTTCCTTGTCCCCGAAAAGCGCCCTTACCCCTTCGGTGAAATTGGTCCATCCTTCCGATTGTAGGAAATTTGAAATAGCATCTTTTAATATGTTTATCTTGTCTATGATCCACTGAATAATATCTCCGAACCTTCCCCATGAATCCAGGATATTGTCGATCTTCGCGTCATCCCCGTTGACGAATGCCCCGATCAGTTCCATCAGTTCGGTGAACCTATCAACGATACTTAATATCGCCCCTCCCAGTTCCGGAAAATTCTCCATCAGCTTCCCGAACATTGAATTCTTTCCCTGTGAATATGCGTTGATATCATCCAGAACCGCAATCAGAAGAATTATCCCCGCCGTTATCATTCCCAGCGGTGAAAGAAGAAGGGCCGAATTCATCATGACAATCACGCCGACAAGGGCATAGATCGCATTTTCCCATCCGATCGTCGATCTGATCAGACGGTCTATCATGCCGGCGACATTCATGATCGCCCCCAGAAAAGCCGACACATATTTGTATGCTGTTTTGAATCCCTTGATAAATCCTTCGGAATTTGCCTTGATAAATTCAGTCATCTTTTTCGTGGTATTCGCGATCTGTGGCGCAAGCCCGACCGCGATCTGGGCCTTCAGCCATTTTATAGCGCGGCCGGCAAGGTCGATAGATGACTTCGTCTGATTCAACGTTTCGATGGCCCGGGGGGAAATAATAAAAGCATTCTGTGCCATGGCGTCGAACTGATCCGCGGATAGTTCCAGAGTCTGAAGCATCGACGAATTTATTCCCATCATTGACAGGACGTTCTTCCGCTGGGCTTCACTAAGTCCCCGGGTTTTCTCCCGCAATTCTTCCAGAATCTTGAATGGGTCCTGTTGCGGATCAATTCCCAGAAGCTGGTATCCGGAAATGTTTCCCTGTCCCAGTCTGATTTTTGCCTGATTGTCGGCGATAGCTTTCACAGCCTGAGTCACAGATTCTGCTGAATTGTTCGTCTGTTCGGCGACAGCTTGCCATTTCTGAAGTTCCTGGGCCGACGCCCCCGTTTCGGATTCAAACTGTTTGAAAGAGACAGCGGCGTCCAGCGCGTCCTTTGTGATCTTCGTGATTGCGGCGCTTGCAATTCCGGCGGCGGCCGTCGCGGCGAATAGTGTCGTCTTTACGCCGGCCATGGCATTTTTGAAACTGTGGGCTTTTGCTTCGTCTGTTTTCAGCCCGATTCGGGCGAATATATCCGCGATCGTCATATGGCTATTATACCCCCCGGGTTTTCAAAATAAAAGCCGTCAAAATGACGGCTTGTTTATTTCGTGATCCGTGATTTCGTATGTTTCCAGAAACGCTTCGAAATCCAGAATCCCGAACACATCGCTGATCATTGCCTGTCTGACTTGTGAAGGGTCTCCGCCATAATAGCCTTTCCGGGCTACTTTCAGACAGATTATAGTTATTTCGTCGGCGGTGATTTCTGTCCTGGGACTTTTCCTTTCAGGACTTCGGGGATTAAGGACCCGAAATTTAGACCCTTGAAAAAAGGGGAAAGATTCGCCTTCGCGATTTCCATCATGATCGGGAAATAGTGCTGTCGGTTTTCCGTCTTTTCGAAGAAATCTTCAGTGATACGGAACGACTGTTCACCGCTTCCGATTGTACATCGTTTCCCCAGGGCGAAAAGACATTCCCGGACCCGTCGGTCCGTCGATACCGACAAAACCATTTCCATGATTCCACCGATATCGACGTTCCCCATTTCCGTTTCGAAAATATCTTCATCGAATTTGATTCCCGACAGGCTGAACTTGATTCCTTTTTCCCGAAGGGCATCCGAAAGGGCTTTCTGAAGCGCGAACGCTTCTTCCAGGCTTCCTTCGGTGATCTTCAGTTCCATTCCGTTTATCTGCATATTAGGTCAGACTCCTGTCGACGTTCGCGAAGAATATGACCCATTCGGTGATCGATGCTTCCGTGTCGCCTTCGACGTTTTCCTTGACGTTCGGCATCTTCTGGATGATCCCGCCATTCATCGCGTAAACGTCCGCGGTGACATTTCCCAGGCCGTCGCCGGCGCGTTTCACGAATTCACCGGTCAGAAGCGGATAGGCGGCGCGATCGCGAAGATATAGGTTCATTTCGGCATTGAAATATTTATCATCCGCCGATCCCCGGACCACGCGAAGGGTCAGTGTCGCCTGTTTTCCGGTCGAATTGAACGAATATATCGTGTTCCCGTTCTTTCCGACTTTTCCTTCGACCAGATTGTTCCCGAAATCCAGCACCCCGGTATCACCATCGGCCAGATCAGCCAGAGTCCGAAGACTTCCGCCGGTTGATCCGATCTGAATGATGTCCGATCCTGTCAATGATACACTCATGAATTCCCCCTTACGGTTCGACCAGAACGGTCACATCGGAACTGTGAATAGCTCCGGCTTCTTTCGCGGCGATCTGTACCAGCGGAGCGACACGGGCGTTTCTGGACGTTTGTGACTGCTGGGCGACCGGCTGGGAATATATGAAATATCCCCGTTCTTCGATGTTTCGGCGCTGATCGTCCGGGCTGGGTCCGAACGTGGTCGGATCGTTCCATGTCCCCGGGGCGTACACTCCGGCGTTCACATAGCGATTCATGACGGCCCGATATGCCCCTTTCAGACCGGTCATTCCTTCTTCGGTCTGGGGGATCTTCGTGTTTGTGGTCGCCAGAAAATTGAATCCAGCGATCTGAAGATCGACAGTCAGGGCAAGGCGGGTATACATCTGGTCCGCGTACTGATTCGCTCCATGGCTGAAAATCTTCGGGATACCGATATCCGCCAGAACATCGACGCCGGCCTTCTTTGCCGAGTTCAGAAGATTGTCATCGATCAGAGAATCGGCGGTCAGCCCGACGAAATCCTTCAGATTCATCGTCAGCGCGGTTCCGGTACCTTCGAAATTGATCGACATTAGGATCGACATATATCCGGCCGCAAAGGTCAGGGCGTCGATTTCTGATTCCGAATAGAACAGACAGCGGGTTTTTGTATATCCCGCGTCCTTCAGATCGGTGAATATTCCGGCGATGTTAGCCTGGACGTTTGATCCGACGACCTGGAAGATATTCAGCGACTGGACAGTCGCGGCGGTTTCTTCCAGAAGCGCGTCGGTCATTTTCTCATTGTAGCAGACCCCAAAATAAGGGATTTTCCCGACGGTCCGAAGAATCGCGTCTTTGATCCGTTCAACGCCGGCGGCCGCCCCGGTTACAGTTCCGGAAAGCCCCAGGATCAGGGCGATGTCGGTTCCGGTCCCGGCTGATCCGATTGTGATATCGGACGTCGCCCCGGAAGAAACGGTCGCCAGCTTGATCGAAGCATTCCCCAGTTCACCGGTCACAGTGAAGACCAGACCGGCCGATGTTACGGCGGTACTGTTCAGACTGTCTTCCACGGTTTCGACGCTGGCAAGGTCGATGGACCCGATAAGAAGATCGCCGGCCGATCCGCCATCTACAGCGGCGTTGACATTGTAATCGTCCGCGGTCAGCTGAAGAAGATTGACCCCGCCTTCCGACAGGAGAACCGCCGGCTGTGCCGCGGCGCTCTGTTCCCGGGGGATAACGACCACGAATCCGCCGCCTGTGATCATGTTTCTGTTCTGGGCGAACGCCGCATTTACCAGCGTATAGGTTTCTGAATTGCTTCCGAAATCTTCAGCAACGCCGACGGGATTCAGATAAACCTTCGCGTCGCCGAAATCCGCGGGGATCGGGACTTCGTCGGTAATAACCGCGAAAGCCGAAGTATTAACTTCAGCAAGGCCCCGGGCCGGTCCGGATACACTGACCCGAACGACATTTTCAAGACTTACGCTCATATAAGAACCTCCGTCTGTTGTTGTGAATCGAATGTTTCAACATCTTTTCGTATTTCCTTAACGCTGTTTATGATAACGCTAAATCTGTACCGGTGCAATGATGAAGGCCCTTCAATTAGCGAAAGGTCATTTACCGCCTGGGTCCGGTATATTTTTATGGTGTTTTCTTCCTGTTTCTGTTCTGAGTAGTAAGAATTGACCGCCCCGATGATTTCATACATTCGATCCCAGGCTTCGCTATTCTTCGAAGTGAATTCGACGAAGAACTTCGTCGCTGTGACTACCTTCTGAACCATCTGATCCGCTTCGGGATCGAATCGTTTTGTGTTTGCGATGACCTGGGAAGTCTCCTGTCCGACGACGATATATAGGGCGTCGTCGTTCGGGGCTTTGAAGTTCTGATCGTACAGAACGACCCGTCCATTCGGAAGGCTCAATTCGTGCTGAAGAATGTCACATAATATTTTCGAGATGTCTTTCACGTTGAAACCTCATAGTCCCGGGTCACAGTGTACTTCGTGAATCCCGATTTTCGCCAGTCAAAGGCGTCTTCAATGCGATATTTCAGGCCGTCGGAATCCTGGACAATATCATCCAGATTGAAATATACATTCGAATCCAGGACAATAACGGACCAGTGCTTTCTTCCGCGCTTTTCTTCAGGGATACGTTTTATCGCCTGGGCCGGGGCCGGCTGGAAGTTAGCCGGATAGCTGACATCAGAAACCGATTCGACCGTTTCGAAATCGACGACGGTCTGGGTTACAAGGCTGATCTGTGTCGTTTCGGTCCAGCCCTTCAGGGCGTTTCCCAGATATGGAATAGGCATCTATCAGCCCCCTACCTTTGAAGTGACCGCCTGTCGGCCGGCTCCTGTATGTATCAGAATCGCGGCTGATCCCTTTTGCTGAATTGTTGATTCTGCCAGTTCTGGCCAATTTCCGAATCCTCCGGTTTCGAATGCTTCCTGAATCCGCGCTTCACAGGCCAGTCCCAGAAGTTTGAAAATCCCTTCAATGTCGCCTTTTTCGATAAGCGACTGAATCTTCGGTTCCAGCGCTTTTTCGATTTCCTTCTGGCCGGTTTCCAGCGGCATAACCAGCCATGACCGGGAAGGGATCACTGTAGAGTTTCCCCGACCGGCCTTGTCGGTTCCAAATTCATGAACTGCCATTATCAGCGCCAGCGTCGCACCGCCTTCGACCGTCTTATTCGTGGACCCGAGAATTCCGACATCGACGAACATCTTTTTCCCCAGGTTTTCCACAAGTTTTTCCAGCCTGGAAAAATCCCCGGTCACTTCGCTGTCGCCGTTCTTCTGTTTGAAACTCACTTGTCCTCCACAATGAACGCGACAACGGTCAAAATGCTGGCAACAATCACTTGATCAACTACGGGAAGCCCGTTCATATCAACAAGCGCACCCCATAATATCCACGCAACCGCAAGAATGACAGCCGCTTTCCTTCTGGTCACGGCTGTGTCGCTCCCGGTATTGCAAAGATAGCCCCGTCAAGATAGGGCTTTGTCAGGATCAGCCATTTCTGTCCCCAGTAGGTCGTCGCGTAAAATGCGAATTCCCCCTGATTCATCCAGTCGGGAATCGACAATGATTCGCTGATCCCATCGGCTGATCGGCTGTTCTGATTGTATGCGGATTGTCCGCCGGATGCAGCGGCGTCCAGGTCTTTCTGTAGGAAATGGGCTGTCAGATACAGCTTCGCCTGTTGACAGGTCGCTTCGGTCGGATATAGGCCCTGATTGATCACCGCTTCCATTTCAGCGATTGCTGAATCGATGTCTTTATCCCGTACAGCGGGAACGTCCACGCCATAGGTAAATTGACCGCGATCAAACTGATCCTTGAAATCGGCCGCGGTGATTGTACAGGTCATTTATCCGCCTTTTTGGTTTCCCGGCGTTTCTGGACTTCGTCATCGACCATCTTCTGATAGTCCTTTTCCAGAATCGCCCCTTCATGTTTCTTGACGATTTCGTCGGCTTCCGCCTGGGTCTTTACGACGACGCATTTCCGAGGCTGAATGACGATCCGCTTTTTTCGATCCAGAACGATCGGTTTCAGATTTCGGTTGTATACTTTAATCCCGGTCATGGTTATTCACCTCCGCCGGATTCGCCGCCCTTCCCATCGTCTTTTTTCGCGGCCGCTTCAGATTCCAGTTCTGCGATCCGGGCTTCCAGTTCGGCCTTCTCTTTCGCCAGCTTTGCATTCTGGGCTTCCAGCTTCTTCGCGTTCCCCTTCGCGACTTTGGTCGCTTCCAGGTCTTCGAAAAGGATGAAGTCCCGGGGATACGCCTTGATATAAAATTCTGCGATGTCTTCGGGAACCGTGACAGCTCGGCCGGGAACGGACTTGATTCCGTTCTTCAAAAGGATTTCGCGTTTCCCGCGGTTGTGAAGACGAACCTGTTCGATTTCTTTCTTTGCCATTTACATGACTCCATATATGCGATCTTTGAAATATAAGCGCGAATCCGGGGGGATTATCACTTCGATCCCGGCGGCCTCCGCCCTCCCGATCCAATAAAAAACGGTGTCCCGCTGGTCGATATACTCCTGATGCGTTGCCATATCCGCCCCGGTTATGTATATCCGCTGATATCCTTCTTCCAAGGCGTAAGCTATCATCCACGCGATCGAAGAACCGAAAACGGGTCCGTATTTATTCAGAAGATACTCGGCTGGGAAACGCTGAAACGGGCCGTATACTGATATGACCCGACCCGCTTCATCGTTCAGCCAGCCTTCCATCGCTTCGGGCTGATGGAGATTGAAAATCCAATCAACGCGGTCCGATGGAAGCTGATGGAATACCGTGGAAACGGCCCAGATTTCCCCGGGCGTGTCCAGGCATTTTTCAAAGCCGGGCGCACGCCCGACTATACAAACTTCCTTCATCCGGATCAGGTCGCCGTTTCGTCGAAATACAGAACTTCGCGCTTGCGGTTAATCAGGAGTCCGGAATACTGTCCGTGCGCCGGCTGGGTCCAGTTGAAATTGTTCGCGGTCCCGGCTTCCAGCATGGTGAAGTCTACGGGGATCGACATTTTCATGGTCTTCGGATCGTTCTTGTACAGAACATAGCGGTTCTTGTTGATACCGCGGTCCGAGTTCCGGGAAGCCTGTCCGTATGCCAGCGACTTGACTTCGAAGTTCGGATTGTCAGTCGCCGCCCGGAATGCGTTCCGAAGATATTCGATCTTCGAAATGTTCGGGAAGGAAGAGCTGACGGCGTTTACCAGACCCAGATAGTCCGACGTCGGAACGGCGAAGGTATCGGGCTTGTCTTCGGTGTCGTTGCTGTTCGTGAAGTATGCGGCAAGCGCACCGCCCACAAAGGCATTGAACTGGGTTTCGGACATCTGGTTGATCGGAACGGTGATCAGCGAAGTATTGATATTTACTTCCGCGTCGTTCAGAAGGCCAGTGACGTCGGATTTCGCTGGATGGCCGAGAAACGCGACTTCCTGGATTCCCAGGTCCCAGTCGGTTTTCAGGCTTTCCATCTTACCGGACACAAGGTCCCAATTCGAAGCGGCCGCGGCCTTCGCGATATCGATGATGGTCCAGACGATCTGTTTCGCCCAGGTTACGATCGGCATCCGAATCGGAGCCATGGCGACGTCGGCCTGTGCCAGACGTCCGGTGTCCTGATTCGTGTCGATGTCGCCGGCGAAGAAATCACCGCCAGTCTGGAAGGTCAGGTTCTGGATGATTTCATCCATGAACGCGCCATATCCGACGTCGACCGGCATGAAATCAGCCGGGGCGATTTTATAGAACTTCTGTTCGACGACATCCGCCCGGATTTCGGACAGCGTGTCGATCAGATACTGATATCCCGATCCCGAAATATCGATGTCGCCGTTTGCGTTGGTCAGCATCTTTCCGGCGATGGTCATGTGAGGCTTCAACAGCCCCTGGGTTTTAAGGATCATAGATCAACCTCCTGATCAGGTGCTGGGCGCGGCCGGATCGACCAGAACGCGGACGATGTCGCCCTGTGCGAACGACTTGTCGAGAAGAATACCGAACTGTGCATCGGTTCCGACTGCCTGAACCGCTCCGGGCGTGGTCACATCCAGGGCAACGCCTACACCACGGGCAAGCGCGGCGGACGCGGTCATGAACTGGACACATCCGCGGAACGAAACCTGGGTAATATCCCCGGGCTGTACAACGCCCTTTTTGATTTCGTAAATCCGCGCACCGAAGGGGACATCGGTATCGGCGGACAGGACATCGACCAGGGGAACCCCGTTCGGATCGTCGGCGCCGCCGTCTACCAGCTGAAGCCCGGTTCCAGCCTCAATGTCAGAAGCGGCCGAACCGGGATCGATGCGGACAGTGAAGGAAGTATCCAGACCGCCGGCTTTCAGGTCCAGCTGTCCGGGGATTACGGATTTCTTGAACTGATTCTGGTTGAGAACGTCACTCATGCGTCAGCCCCCTTTTTTTCGATTGCCGATCCGTACCGGGATTTCCCGCGGACCAGACGTTTCCGAAGCGTGTCGACTTCGGGCTTTTCGCGCTTTTCGGTCTTTCCGGCGGCATTCTGGATGGTCCGGAAATTCTTGTTCGGCTTGTTCTTCGCGCCGTCTTCGTCGCCGAGACTGTTCTGTTTCACAGAATCTTCCAGGGGATCGTCGGTCGGTTCGACGGTTTCGTTCGTCTTCGACTTGTACGCTTCGTAAAGCGTTTTCATCGGGACTTCTTCGCCGTCGATTTCGATGGTGTCATCCATCGATACGGACCCGCCGCCGGCTTCCGACTGGGCCTTCTTCATGTTCCGGAAGTTTTCCACCATTTCCGAAACAGGGACGGATTCACCGTCGACTTCCAGAACGGCGTCGGCGTTGACTTCCATTTCTTCGACTTCGTCGTCGATTTCTTCGGGTTCTTCGACTTCGTTCTTGCGAACGGCCTTTTTCTTCCCGATGTTAAGTTTCAGCTTCATAATTCCTCCTGAATTAGAATTCTGAATAATTTGTGTGTCGCTGTAGCGGGGATTCGACACAATCGCCAGATGATGATAATCCGCCGAAATGACTTCTTCATCATAGGGCATATTGTTGTAAATTCCCCCAGGACCCGATTCCGGGATGTAGGCGTTCGAAGCGCCATATCCGTTTTTTTCGATGTTGTTCTGGGTCTGTTCATCCCAGATCATCGCGTCCACCCAGTAGCGATTCGTTTCTTCGTCATATCCGACATCGCTGACGACACCGTCGGCCATTTCAGCGAGTTCCCCACTTGAAAAATTGAACGCCGTTTCAGCGTCAATGATCTTGTGGGTTTCGTTGAAAACGGGTTTCCCCTTGAACGTCGGGTTCATTCTGTCCAGAACTTCCTTCCGAACCAAAACCAGATGTTCTTCGCCATTTTCGCCGGTGTACCGTACCAGCCCGGGGGATACGTGGAAAATTCTGTACCGCTTTGGACTACTCATGAAGCAAATAATAGCCCCATGTCCCCGGCATGTCAAACAATCGCGGATTATCTGAAAATATTTCAATCTTTTTTGTTTTCTGTGTTGACATTTCAATTTGATTGCTGTATATTTATATCAAGTTCGAAAGAACAATACAACGACCCGCCAGCCGGTCAGTAGGCTGGAAGAAACAATGAACGAAATCAGAAAAAATGACTATGCAATTCAGCAGATCGGAAACATGATTTTTTACGGATATTACTATCAGGGAAGTTTTGGCCGTGAGCAATTCCACGTAATTGAAGCAAAAGAATATACAGCGAGAAAGCTGTCAAACATGAAGAAAAAATACGGTTTTTAATAATAATCCGGGCTGCGCGGTTCAGCGGCAAAGAGAAAACAATGAACAGCGAATGTCAAAATCAAGAACCGGTCATTTCGACCGGAAATCCGCACCACGACAGACAACGGTGTCCGGCCTGTGGAAGTCTAAATTTGAAAGTGACCGCCGAACATGATCCGAAAGGATATAACGGCTATGAATGCCAGTCATGCGGCTGTCAATTCGGGAACTGATCAGGAGGAACCATGAAGCCAGAAAAAAATCACGGCGGAAAACGCCCCGGAGCCGGCCGGAAGCCGGCGTTCGAAAAGTCGACGGTGATTCATGTTAGAATCCCCGATAGCTGGATCGACGAAATCGAAAAACAGGCCAGTACCCGGACTGAGTTTGTCAGACAGGCGATCAGGGAAAAACTCAAGAAATAATCGGAACCGCGACACATCGACAGCCGAATTCTTCGCCGGGATGTTTTGTCCCGCCGGATAATTCGGCTTTGCTTCGCCATTTTCCCGCCTTTGCATCTTCCATCGTTCGGGCGTATACCATCGGATCATCCAGCCGGCAGATTTTTCCGTTCATCGCGTGGTGATCCCCGTGTCCGTCCGTCGGATTCGGATACTGTCCGCCCGGGGTCCCGACGACCCTGGAATCCCGGGACGATGACCATCGATAAAGGCTGATCCCCGCGTCTTCGAACCGTTCCTTCCGAACAGCGGACATAAATAGCGATGTCTCCATTCTGGCCAGAAATCGCGCCTTCGCCTTCGTCGTACCGTATTCCGCTTGTATTTGCCGGATCATTTCGTTCCGGTTGAATCCGGCCAGGGCGTTATCCTTGACCATCTTCAGAAGTCGTTCGGTCTGTTCCGGCGTGAAATTCTTGATATTGATTTCCTGATTCCGTCGATAAGCGTCGATATTGTCCTGGGACGGGACCAGCTCCGCGTCGATCTGGACCCCGACGTTTGCAAGGTCCTGTTCTGCCCCGCGGATCAGCGTCGCCGCGACACGGTCGATCTGAAGTTTCATATCCGCAATTGTCGCTTCGACCCGGGACGGGATGCTTTCGACGATACGCTGAATCTTTTCGTTCAGATGTCGCGCCTTATTGTTCGCAACGGCGGCGGCGGAAGAAACATCAGCCGGGGGTAATCCCCGCCAGACTTTCGCCCGGGCGTCATATTCGGCGAACTTGTCCAGTTCCCGGGAAACCGCCATCGTGAACCGTCCACGAAATACCCCGTTCGAATAAAACACAACGCCCCGACGGATAGCATCGATCAGAGCATTGTTCGCATTCAGTCGGAAATATGGATCATCCAGTGCTTCGAAGATTTCCCGCCAGTAGGTTTCATAGAAATACCGTTCAAGATCGGTCTGGATCGGCTTATAGTATTTTTCTTCCAGGGATAGCATTATTTTCCCTCAATCGTCGCCAGCTTTGAATAATATTTCCCGTCTTCGGTCAGATGGTCCATTGCGATCTGGGCGGCGACATCGGGGTCCTGTGTATGCTCCGCTTCTACCTTCAGCCCTTTCCTGAACTCCCGCTTCAGAATCATCAGCGGAAGATTGTGTTTCTTCGACAGCGACTTCAGCGTTTCCTTGTCTCCGATCCCGGTCATATCGCCGGCATTCTTCCGGGCTTCAGAATATGCAATCGCCAGCGCCTGATCCCGGTCTGTCACCGTCTTCCCGTGGGAATCTTTCAGCTTACCGTCGGAAAATTCCCGCATGACCCGGGCTATTTTCTTGTCCTGTTTCGTCTGGGCGTTTCGTCGGATTGTGTAGGTATTTATCCCCATCTGTTCCCCAGCGACAGCTCCCTGTCCATCGTCGCCGGCCTTCCCTGGTTCTTCCGGCGGTGTCGGCTGTTCGGGAAGAAGCCCGTCAGCGGCCCGGGTATTGATCGAAATAATTCCTTCGTTCTGCATGATCTGACCCCATTCTTCCGAATCGATCAGGCCCTTTTCATAGGCGACTGTCGCCCGATTGAATTTTGAATCTTTGACCTGTTCTTCTTCCAGTGCCGAAAGGACCCGAAGGGACGGCCATTTCAGACTGAACGGGGCTTTCCGGCCCCATAGGTGAAACATATTTATTTCGACCATCTTTCGGATGATCGGTTTCATCGGCATTCGGATATCCGATTCGATCATCAGATTATAATTTTCTAGATCACTTTCCCCGGTATTGAATCCCGACGCCGAAAGCCCAAACAGCTTTGTCATCGGCATTCGAAGCGCGGCGGATATACCGATCCGGTTTTCCCCCATGACTTCGGCCAGACCGCCGAAACTCATGGTCTTTTGTTCGAATTCATCCTGGGCGTCCAGGAGGATCGCATTCGTTACCGATTTCAGTTCGTTCGTAAGCTGGACCCGTCGTTCGATATTCGCAGTCGAAGCGGCGGTCGCCAGTTTTGCGGCAAGGTCTTTCATCCGGTAAACATCGATTTTCGCTTCGTCAAGAATTTCATACAGAACGTTCTGGGTCTTCAGATACAGGTTCAGCGGCGGAATCATTCGTTCGGCTTCTGACATACCCCAGCCCCGAAGCTGACGCCGGACATAATACGGGGCGCGGCGCCCGGAAATAGTCAGAACCCGGGATTTATGGATCGGCTGTCCGAACAGAAGCCAGCTTTCCGCGTCGCTGATTTCATCGGTCTGGTCATAGCCTTCGATATACGGCCGGCCGCTTGATATCTGCCAGCGGTCGACGTCGTAAAACTCAATAGGCGTCATGTCCAGCCGGCGATAATCCATCGGCTTTTCAGGGTCCTGATTCGTGTTGACGATCAGCGCGGCCCCGCCGTACAGCCGGCCCCAGTTCCACGCCTGTCGAAGTTTCGTCCATTGATCGGTTTTTTCCATGAAATCCAGAAGTTCATCGATATCATCGGCGGACATCTGGGGAGATTCGATTTCGATCCCCCGGGACAGTGCGTCCTGTGTCGGGAGATCGATCGCGGTCTGAATGATCCCGCTGGAAGTATACAGGTATGTCAGAATCATTCGGTTCAGGGTCAAAAGGGAATAATTATTATTCCAAGCTACCGTGTCGTATCCGGCCAGCATGGACCCGCCTGTGATCGTGTTTGCGACTTTCATGGTCGCGACCAGTTCCGTCAGACCGTTTGTCACCATCTTTTCGTTCGGTTTCATGGATTTACTTTACTCCCTTTATCACAGAACATCAAACATCGAAACGTTCCCCGGACCGAATGCGATTGTCAATCCGTCGATCATCGTGTCCACGATATCGTCGTTCGCGTGTTTCATATCGGCTGAAAATGCCGCCATTTCTCCGATGGCGACGTTCGTCCACGGTGCATTCGCCGGAATATACAACCGGCCGGCCTGAATGTAGTTTAGCACATCCAGAAGCCTTGTATACTTGTCTTTGTCCCGCTGGATCGGAACTATCGGGATCGCCGATTCGACCTGTAGGTCCTGGATCAGTCCTGTCCCGCTGGCCTTGTCTTCGACGTAGAATCCGGAAGCCCGGGTTTCACCATATCCGGGATGCCATTTCGACCAGATATCTTTCGCGGCCTTTCGAAGCCCTGGGGATGTTACTTTGTCCCGCCACAGGTCCAGCCAATACAGCGCATTTTCTGACGTCCCCCAGACGGAGAAAACGGTGAAATCGTTGTGTTCCTTCGCCTTTTGCGCGGTGTCCCCGGTTATGAATATCCGTTCGAATCGTTCGGGAAATGTCTGGTAATATTGCAACCATTCTTCCCGGATCACGTTCCCTCCCTGGATGAATGGATTTTGCTGATACATCGCTTCCCAGATCACCGCCGGCATGGAAGCCTTGATCTTCAGAAGCTGTTCCAGTGGATGAAGCGATGGAACAAGCGCCTTCCCGTTTTCGATGGCCCGATACTTGACTTCGGTCCAGTCCTCATTCGTCGCGCACCATGCCGCCAGATCGTTCGTCGTCCATCGGGTCAGCATCAGCACCGACCCGGATACTTTCGACATCCGGGTTTTGAATACGCTATTGTACCATTCGATCACCGCATTATTTTGCGTTGAACTTCGGGCCTGTTGCATATCCTTGTACGGGTCATCGATGATCCCGATATCCGTGGAAAATCCAGTCAGCGATCCGCCGACCCCGACGAACCGCGCCCCTCCCCGGCGTTTCACAATGTCAAAGCCTTCGGCGGTCTTTTCCCCTTCGGTCGGGTCATTGCTTGTCCGGAGTTTTGTTTCCGGAAAAATCTGGCGATATGCCGGCGTCGCCATAACCCGCTGGATTTCCATGTTCCGCTTTTTCGCCAGCGGGAAGGCGTATGTCGCAACCGAAACCCGGATATCCGGATTTATCCCCAGGACCCAGGCCGGGAACAGTTCAGCCGCTTCCCGGGATTTCCCGTGTTGTGGCGGGGCTTCCAGTAACAGATTCGGCATTTCCCCGCGCTGTGTTGCGATATAAAACCGCTGAAGATCATTCGCGACCCGACGGGAAAAATCGCTGAACACGAAGTCCGGCTGGATCGCGGCGATGAAGTGAACGAACGAAACGCGGCAACGGTTCACCGCTTCGATGGACAGCAATTATTCCCCGCTTTCAGGGACTTCTGCATCGCCCCCATTTATCGCCGATTCAAGATCGTCCAGGGTTACTTCCTGAATTTCCAGTCTACCCGAATGTTCGACTTCTTTTTTGTCCCGCCATTTTTCAGGCTGTCGATTTTTCAGCCATATGAACGCCGCGGCTGTATCAGGCGGATAATGCTTTTCAATCGGTGTGACAATGGACTGCCCCATATATGAGGCGACATGAACATCCGGCGCGACATATCCGGTTGCGCGTTTGTATAAAGATTCCGCGACATTCGCGTCCGCCATGTCTTTCGCGCTTTGTATGGCATCTGAAAACTCCTGATAAGCATCACGCCAGACATGAATGGTTGAAACGGCTACATGAAAAAAATCAGCCAGTTCTTCGTTTGTCGCGCCGAGAAGGCATAGCTTGTACGCCTGTTCCGCGTATTCTGGTTTATATTTTGTCGGTCTCCCGCCAGGATGTTTGATTTCGTCACTCATGTTTCAATAATACCCCCCTGTTCTGGATTATGCAATTTTCAGTAAATCGGATGACCGTCGTATTCGTCCCGGTACTGGTTCTGTCCCGCATGATTTTCCACAGCCGGGGGAAGGTTGATCCCGTCGGGAATTTTCGTTCCCTGATTGTATTCGGATTTTTCCCTGGGTAACGTCATGTTCCAGCGGATATTCATCCAGTTTCCGGTCGGTCCGTTTCCGGCTTTGAACCATTCTTCGGTCGGATAATCCATCCCGGTTTTTTTCTTGAATTCCGGTTGAACGAATTTCCTGAAAAATTGTTCGGAGTTCATCGCCATCCCGTTTTTTGCGGCGTCTGACATCATAGCAAGATAAATTTTGAAATTTCCGTTGACGACTTCACAGGCCATAGCGTACATGATCGCCGGCGTGATCCCGGTCAGAATCGGCTGTTCGGTTTTTCGATATCGTGAAGCCTGTTCACGACGTTCTTCCCGTTGTCGGACCCGGATGTCGCCGATCGTGTCGCTGATGTGTTCCAGAATCGGAAGCGATTTTCCGTACAGTTTTTTCTTCATGACTTCATTCGCGACGGTCAGAAGAATGTCCTGATGGCTTTTCACTTCGGCGATGATATGATCTTTCATGACCGGCGTGTATTTCGCTTCATAGGCGCTTTCAAGATGCGCGATGAAGTCCAGTGTTTTCATCCCCTGGTAGTTCATAGTTCCCCCTGTTCCTGTTCGTATACGTCTTGAATCCCCAGCATTTCGCGTCGGCGCTGTGCTTCTTCAGGGGATTCTTCCGGTTGCTGATTATACGTCCCAGTCCGGTATCGTGTCATAAATTTTTCCATAGGATTATTTTCATCGATGAAGTTCTTCAGGGAATCCGACATCAGGAAATTTCCGATGGACATGAACGGCGAACGTATTTCATGGTCCGGGGAATTGTACACCGCTTCATAGTTCCGCAAAGCCTGGGAAATTTCGTCGGTCGAATAGTACGACAGATTATCCTGAATTTGTCCGAATGCGGGATGATTCATGATCGACTTACGTTCGGTCGGGAATGCGTTCATGTTCGCCGATTCGGAAATGATGTTCTGAAGGATCGAAGCTGAATGTCGATATCGATTCTGCCCCTGGATGGTTTCGGGTTCTTCAGGTAAAGAATAATCGAATCCATAATCGGGATATGACGAAGAAAAATCAGATGGCGCTTGAATAGCGCCTGGTTCTGTTTTTGTTTCTGAGTTTGTATATGAGTTTGTATATGAGTTTGAATTTGTTATGAGTTTGTTTTGTTTTTGTTCTGTTATGTAGTATGGAGTATCGATACCCCTTCGATACCCCTTCAATACCCCATCCCGGAACTGTTTTATGGCATCTAAAAGCTGTGAATCAGTGTATTTCCCGAATAACTGCATCATCGGGTTCCAGACAATCTGTTCTGTCGTTTCTTCACCGTTCTTTGATTTCGGAGTCCATCGGGCCAAAGGTTCCCGGGGATCGTACAGAAAAAGCGTCAAAAATGGTTCTTTGACATTCTTCAGTTCGTCGGCGACTTTCGTCATCGTCTTCCATGATTTGTTTTCGTTGTACTTCCGCCAGTTGATTATTGCAAGTTCCTTCGTCGGAAGATTGTAAACGATCTTTTCGTCCTGATGGAAACGCTGAAGACCGGACAGAATAGCTTCCTGATTAAGCCCCGTTTCCATCTGGACATGATTCAGCGATATTTTGTAAATTCCTGATTGAGTCGTGAAGTCGTTCGTCAGAAGATAAACGAACAACAGCTTTTCATTCGGCGTAAGGTCCAGAAGATAATCGTCCCGCCACATTTTTGTATCAATTGGCCTGTATGACATGGGTTCTCCTAATATTCGATAATTTCTTCAGACATTTCTGAATATTCGATTTCCATTATTTTCGTTGGTTCATTTATGCCGTAAAATCCAGAAATTTCTTTTCTTGTCTGTTCGATCTGATATTCGTTTTCCACGAATATTTTGACAAAACCATAGTCGATGATAAATCCCTTCATGTTGTCTCCTGATAAAAAAAGCCATAGACAGCGAGTCCGGGAAGGTCAGTCCCGAAGTTCCCCCAGCAATAAGGGAACGAACCCGCCATCTATGGCTATTGCTGATTACGTCAGAATGACCAGTTCTGACCCTGTTATTATATCGGATTCCTGATTTTTCACAATCCACATACCCCGTCACATTCGCCTAAAAACATATCGAATTGGCTCATGTCTGATTCAAAGTCAATATCCTTTAACGGCTTTCCGGATCGATGCAAATATACTTTGTCTTTCAGTCTGGGATTGTCCCGAATTATTGCGTCGAATTCCACAGCGTCATTGAATTCATTCGGTGACATTTGTTTCATTCTGTTCCAGAAATTATCGTCATGAAACGGGCATCCGATACATGATGATTTCGGGACATTTTCCCATCCCATTTTATCCAGGTAAAATCGACAGTTATTCCGATTCATCCTTGCTTCGATAAGTGGGAATTTATGAATCGTATATTTGACCCTTGAATCTTTCATTCTCTGAATTTCATCGGTAGAAATTCCCATCCATATATCGAAAGGGTTTTTCGCTGAAGCTCCTAGTTCTCGGCATCGTTTTTGAACTGGAATGATTTTGTATTCCTTCGAACATTGCCGGCGTAGCATTGATATTTCCCCGGTAGTTTCGTTTTTTGTGAATAGCGGCATTGATGCGAAGCGATGTCCATCTTCATTGATTGCGTCATTCCTGATATTTCCATTGCTCACGACTTCTATTTCGAAATTGTGTTTTTTTGAATATTCGATCAGTCTGTCCAGATGATTATATACTTCCTTCGGCTCCCAGCCTGTATCCGAAAATATAGCTTTATCCGCCCTTTCCAGATCGCCATGTATGGACATAAGAACAAGCGCCGTACTTTGTACACCCGCGCCCAATGATATAATTTTCATATTTTCTCCTATTGTTTTTTGTTTAATTTTGCGATTTCGATCAGATCGACTTGAATTTCATACGACACGCCCGGGACCTGTAGTTCCGTTTTCGAAAATATGAACCACGCGTATTGTGCATTCCCGCCCAGCTTCGGAATTCCCGGCTGTGATTCTTCGGTCATGAAAAACTTCGGGACCATTTTGATCCGCCCGACATATTCCGGAAGCCCCAGGATTTCCCGTGAGAAGTCATTGAAGTTCACGACTTGCATGGACAGAAGACAATATACCGTGTCGACCAGTTCCAGGGCATGAAGGATGAATTCCTTCTTTTTCCCGAACGGAGGGTTCATGATTATGATATCATACGGGACAGCGGTGATATCCATGAAGTCCACGCGAAGATATTCCGGTCCAGAATATAGATCGGTATATCTGACATTGTGAAATCCATTATTTTTCAGAACCCGGGGAATGACCAGTTGTCCGGCGCATGGGTCCCAGATCGATACATCTTTATCCGCCGGCATATATTCCGCCAGCGCATGAACGCAGATGTCCGGCGTCTGGTAAAAGTCCCGGGGATTCCTGTTTTTCTTGTGCATTGCTTTTTCAAGGCTCATTTTTGTTCCTGCTTTCTCTCAGATTGCCCGTCAGATAGCTGTCGCGCACCGTGAGCGTTTTTATTTCAGATTTACGTCTAATTCCATGCCGATCTGATTAGAACCGCTTACAGACAGCTTGTGACGCTTCAGCTTTTCAAACAGTGCGACACGGGACATTGACGATATATTCTGGAAGCCCAGGTCCCTGGCGTACTGATCGAACAGCTTCTTCTGTTCTTCCGATTCGACTGAAAAACTTATCGTCTTTTTGCTTGATCCTGACATGATTTTTCCTTTCCGATATGAAACATCGGTTCCCTGGTTTTGTATTCCGGTATAGTTGATTTTCGCTTCTGGTCATCCATTCCAGATTGAAGGCGTGGAAATTATCGTGATCTTCATCGATGTGATTCACTTCATCCTTTCCGTCCAGGTTTAGACAGAAATGAAGGGCGACCAATCGATGAACGTCGATCCGATACGTCTTTCCGCGGTGAAACATTCTGACTACCGGATAGGCCCCGTTCCGGCTTCCCCGGACACATGGCTTCAGAATCTTCTTTGAACGAAAGCTAAAAACTTCCCCGAACTGATTGATCCGATAGGGAAGTCTGTCGCCGTCTATGACGACATCTGTCCATATCCTGATCATCATTTATCGGACTCCCGTAATATTGCATAGGCGTGAAATGTAGCATTTTGCAATTCTGCATAGTCCATCTGTGCGCTATTTCTAATGCACCGCTGTGATCTATAAATAATTTTTTTCAGTCGGTCATTTTCGTTTTCAAGTTCTGATATCATGGAGAAAATTTTTTTATTGACTTGAAAAGTTATTTTGTTTTCATCGATCTTCATCTTTCCGCCTTTCATGTTCCGACACCCTTTTTATCCGATTCGTCTTCACTGAGAGCGTCCATAACATCATCGAAAGACACCTGAAGAACGTCCTGGACGTACTGAATGGCATATTCCAGACTATGGCCGTCGTTCAATGCAAGATCAACAATTTCTTTTATTCTGTACGATTGACCCTGTTTACTCATCTTCGTTCCTCAATTTCGCGTTCGATTTCACGATCTTTCCGACAATCGTGTTCAAAGTCTGCGGAGGCTTCGTGTCTGCCCCGACAGTTTTCTTCGTCGTGATCTTCGTCTTCGTCGTATGGATCGACCCATTTTCCACAGTATTTACACCGATATTCCCCGGTAAAAGGATCATAGTTTTTGCTCATAATTTATTCCCCCATTCAGCGACAAGGCTGACCATCGCTTTCCGAAGGGCGCGAAGGCTTTCGACTTCTCCCTTTAGCTGTTCAATTTTATGATTTTTCTGGAAGATTGTCCGATCCCGTTCTGTGATCATGCCCTGGGTCCTCCGGTCTCCGTTGATCTTGTCCAGCTTACGCCGAAACAAATACCAGAACAGAGAAGCCGTCAAAGCTCCCAGAACAAACACAGCGATCCCGGAAAACCACAGAATCAAATTCGGATGTCGCATTAGTAAAAAAGCCATGGAAACCGCCTTTTTATTCCTTCAGACATTTTCCTGATCTTCATGTCCGATCTGGTCACGCTTTTTTTATTTTTACGCTTTCGGTCACAGTCAAGGATGAATGATCCGATAACTATGAAAAGAAGAATCGCCGCGATAATGGCGACTAAGATGATTTCAATAATATTCATTTCTGCATTTCCTCCCATAGATGATTCCAACATAGGCACATAATCCATTCCCCATTGATTCGAATAAACCATCGGCCATTTTCCTTTTTTATTGCTCTCATTTCTGAAGGTCCTCCATCATGAATTCCAGCTGTTCGATGATATCTTCCGGTGTCTGAATGTCCTGATCCCGGATCATTTCGATGATTGTGTCCAGCTGGATGATTGCCGTTTCGACTTTCCCGAACTTCGGTTTATCGTGTAGACCCGATTCATGTTCAGCTTCATACCGACGTTCCGCTTCTTCTGCGATTTTATCCTGGCGAAGATGTTCAGATTCAAGATCATAGTTATATTCTTCTTCGCTATCATACTTGTTTCGATCAATGTACATCCTGATCCCTCCTGTTCCTGTTGAATATAATAGTAGTCCAGCTGGACTACTGTGTCAAGTGAAAAGGAATAAAAAAGGCCGACCCGAAGGCCGACCAGCAAACACATTTTTGAAATCAAAATGTTATTGTGACGCCGGCATAAACGCCGATATCACCTTCCTTTCCGGGGACATATATGACCCCGGCTTCAGCCCCGATCGTCGGAGCCGATAGCATTTCCGATAGTTTCAGCAATCGATCCGCCGACATCTTCAGACTGTCTTCCAGCGTCTGAAATTGCTGATTGAAGTCCGTCAATTCTGTTTTGTAAATTTCCAATTCCGCTTTTGATTGCTTTAACGTCTGAACTAAGTTCAGCGAGTCCAGCGCCCACGTTCGCAACATCCCGGCCGGCATCTGAATCAGCTGATCGTCGGGAACGCCGTCCAGCGTTTCCAGAACCTTTGACCAGTTCGATGATCCCCCGGAATCCGCTGATTCGGATTGCGCCAGCAATGGCCCCGAAAAGAATACCGAAAAGAGTAGAAAGAATAATGCGAATCGTTTCATTCATTCATCCCCTTCCTTTGATTCTTCCCCGGCCCTGGACGCGATTTTGTTTCCTTCCAGTCCAGACATCAAAAGTCCAATGATCACTATGGACCCGGAACCGAAGGCGCCGGCGGACATGCTTATTGCCAGGCCATCGACTTGTTTTCGATATAATGCAATCCCGAACAGAATAAGCATCATGACAACGGCGATAATATATCGGTAGGTATGGGCCAACTGATATTTCCCCTTCGGCATACCCGCCGAATTTTTGATCATTGCCGCCAGATCGACGCCGAGAAAAAGACTGATGACAGCGGTAAAACTTGCCGCCATGCTATCGATTATTCCGACATCATCAAGGACAAACAGAACCGCGGCGACGATCAGAAATGCGACGACCATCAGCGCGATCTTCCAGAATCGAATCATGTTCCCTCCTGTGGCTATGCTTTGAACATATCCATCTTGAATTCCTCCCATTTCGCCGGATCATCGACAAAAATCTTCGGACACCGTTTTTCATTGACCGGTCGAATATGGCTGTGCATTAACAAATTTTGAAGTTCCAGATCATGTTTGAAAAGAAGAACCTTCACCAGCTTTATTGCTGATTGATATGTCGATTCCGTAAAATTTCCCGTGGAATCGACGGGGATCATTTCAACCCCGATTGTGAAATTGTTCGGGCTTTGTCGATCTGAACAGATCGGGACCCCTTTGTATTCTCCGAAATATTTCTTCGCGAAATCGGTATAGTTCCGGCTTCCGACATGATATGCGACTTCGTTCGGGGGAATTGCTTCATAAATCTTTCCAGCCATGTCGATGACAAAATGTGCCGATCCATAAACGCCATTTTTATCATCATCCCACCATGAGATTACTGTCTGGGCGGTCTGTTTCGGGGCTCCGGTCCAGTGAATGACGACGGCGCGGACCTGGGTCAATTCCTTTCCCGGGCGTGATTCGGTCCCGATGTCAATGTGTGACTTGATAATTTCCATCTTTATCCCCCGAAGAAATATCCGCCGACGGCGATTAACGCCATAAGAATGAACCCAGCGACATACCATGCTTTGTTTACCCCTTCCGAAAATCCTTCCCCCCGCTTTATCTTTTCGACTATGGGATCAAGCGCCTTCAGCTTGTCGTCTACGGCTATAGCGCTGGTATCGTCTT